GGTAAAAACTTTAAAAAGTTATACAGTGACTCTGATGTTGACAAAAGAAATAAAAATGGACAAACGAAAAGCGGGTTATATAAACTCTTCATTCCTATGGAATGGAACTACGAGGGTTTTATTGACCAATATGGATGGCCAGTATTTGATTACCCAAAGAAAGAAGTTATTGGGCCACAGGGTAGTATTATAGAAGACGGAGTTGTTGATCATTGGAATAATGAGGTTGAAGGATTAAAAGATGATCCAGATGCACTTAACGAGTACTATCGTCAATTTCCAAGAACAGAAGCCCACGCTTTTAGAGATGAATCTAAACAATCGTTATTTAACTTGACAAAAATCTATCAGCAAATAGATTATAACGATGAACTAAAAAATAACACCATGGTTACCAAAGGTAACTTTCAATGGGAAAACGGAATTAAAGATACAAGGGTAATGTTTTACCCTAATAAAGATGGTAGGTTTTATATAACTTGGGTTCCCGATCAAAACATACAAAACAATATAATAATAAAGAATGGAAACAAACATCCTGGAAATGAGCACATGGGGGCATTTGGCTGTGACAGCTATGATATTAGTGGCGTTGTTGGTGGTGGGGGTTCTAATGGTGCGCTACACGGATTAACTAAGTTTTCAATGGAGGATGTGCCTCCTAATCATTTCTTTTTAGAGTATATTGCAAGACCGTCGACAGCTGAAATGTTTTTTGAAGATGTATTAATGGCTCTTGTGTTTTACGGCATGCCATTACTGTGTGAAAATAATAAACCCAGATTACTTTACTATTTAAAACGCAGAGGTTATAGAGGTTTCAGTATTAACAGACCAGATAAAACTTATAATAAATTATCTTTATCAGAGCGTGAAGTTGGTGGTATACCAAATTCAAGTGAAGATATAAAACAGGCACATGCTTCAGCAATTGAAACTTATATAGAGGATTTTGTGGGGGTAACTAAAGATGGGTATGGGGATGTTTACTTGCAAAGAACATTAGAGGATTGGGCTAAGTTTGATATAAACGATCGAACAAAGCATGATGCTTCTATAAGTTCTGGGTTAGCCTTAATGGCGTGCAACAAGCATAGATATAGCCCTAAAGGAGCTATAACGGTTAAAAAAATCAACCTAGGCTTTAAAAGATACAATAACGAGGGAACTACTTCAAAAATAATGTAATAAATGAATGTAAGTACAAATACTAATAGCCCATTTCCGGATCAAGTAGTAAGTGATGCTGAGAAAGCAACTATAGAATATGGATTGCAGGTTTCACGAGCTATTGAACAGGAGTGGTTTAATTATGGAGGTAGTGGTTCAAATAGATATGCTTCTAATTGGAATAACTTTCATAACCTAAGGTTATATGCCAGAGGAGAACAAAGTGTACAAAAATATAAAGATGAATTAGCTATTAATGGTGATTTGTCTTATCTTAATTTAGACTGGAAACCAGTACCAATACTTTCAAAGTTTTCAAATATAGTTGCGAACGGCATAACACAAAAGCAATATGATATTACATCGTATGCTCAAGACCCTGAATCTTTAGATAAAAGAACTAAATATGCTCAGGACATTATGTTTGACATAAATACTACAGAGGCAAGGGCATTAGCTACTCAAGTTATGCCGGGAAACTATACTCGATCACCCTTAAAAGAAAGTGAGCTTCCTGAAAGTAAAGAAGAAATGGAACTGCACATGCAGTTATCTTATAAGCAATCTATAGAAATAGCTGAAGAAGAAGCAATCAGTACAGTGTTGGCTACGAATGAATTTGATTCAATTAAATCAAGGGTAAATCAAGATTTAGTTAATATAGGTATAGGTATAACTAAAACGTCGTTTAATCCAGCAGAAGGCATAGTAGTTAAATATGTTGATCCTGCTTATTGCGTTTGGTCTTATACAGAAGATCCAAACTTTGATGATATATACTATGTAGGTGAAGTTAAATCTATAACTATACCAGAACTTAAAAAAGAATTTCCTCACATTTCTGATGAGGAATTAGAAAGAATCCAAAAATCACCAGGTAACCGTAGACTTATACGAGGCTTTGAAAACTACGATTACAATACTGTTCAAGTAATGTACTTTGAGTACAAAACTTATACTGATCAAGTATTTAAAATAAAAAGAACTGATAACGGTTTAGAAAAAGCTATTGAAAAAACAGATGCTTTTAATCCTCCAGCTAATGATAATTTTGATAGAGTGTCAAGATCAATAGAAGTTTTATACGAAGGAGCTAAAGTTGTTGGGTCAGATATGATGCTTAAATGGGAAATGTCTGAAAATATGACAAGACCTATGGCAGATACAACCCGTGTTGAAATGAGTTATTCAATGGCTGCACCTAGAATGTATAAGGGAGTTATACAATCTCTTATAAGCAAGTGCATAGGATTTGCTGATGTAATACAACTAACACACTTAAAAATGCAACAAGTGCTATCTAGAATGGTCCCAGATGGTATCTTTTTAGATATGGATGGTTTAGCTGAGGTGGATCTAGGTAATGGTACAAATTACAATCCAGCAGAGGCATTAAATATGTATTTCCAAACAGGTTCTGTTGTAGGTAGATCTCTTACTCAGGACGGAGATATGAATAGAGGCAAAGTTCCTATTCAAGAATTATCATCCTCGAGTGGTATCGGTAAAATACAAGCTTTAATAACTGCATACAATTATAACATGCAAATGATTAGAGATGTAACCGGTTTAAATGAAGCTCGTGATGGAGCTATGCCAGATGCAAACGCTTTAGTGGGACTACAAAAAATGGCAGCTAACGCCTCTAATACTGCTACAAAACATATTCAAGATGCTAGTATTTATTTATCTCTTAGTACTTGTGAAAATATATCTTTGAAAATTGCCGATGTTCTAAACTTTCCGCTTACTAAAAATTCTTTAATGAATAGTATATCTACATTTAATGTAGAAACTTTAAAGGAAATTGAAAAGCTTAATTTGCATGACTTTGGTATATTTTTAGAAATGGAACCAGATGATGAAGAAAAAGCGGAATTACAACAAAACATACAAATAGCTTTACAAACAAAAGAAATTGATATTGAAGATGCTATTGATATTAAAGAAATAAAAAATATAAAGCTTGCAAATCAATTGCTTAAGTTAAAGCGCAAGAAAAAGCAGGAGCAAGCTCAAGCAGTAGCTCAGCAAAATATTCAAGCCCAAGCGCAAGCTAATGCTCAATTAGCGGAAAAATCAGCTATGGCAGAAGTGCAAAAGCAACAGGCTTTGACAGCTGAAAAAGTTTCTATAGAACAAGCTAAAGCTGGATTTGAAATGCAAAGGATGCAGGCAGAGGCTCAGATTAAAAAAGAGTTAATGGCTACTGAGTTTCAGTACAACATACAGTTAGCTCAAGCTGCGGCTGCAGGAACACAACAAAAAGAAAAAGAAATCGAGGATAGAAAAGATAAAAGAGTTAAAATTCAAGGAACTCAACAAAGCGAATTAATAGAACAAAGACAAAACGAAGGTATGCCTAAGAATTTTGAATCACAAGGCAATGACGTAATGGGTGGATTTGATTTATCTTCTTTTGATCCTTCGTAAGTAAGTATTTAATAATTATATAATATCATATCATGAGTGAACAAAATGTAAAAACGGAGGGGTCTTTTAAGATTAAGACCAAACCAAAATTAACGGATGAACAATTTGCGGCTAAAAATAAAGAACCGCTTATAGATGTTCCAAGTAATGTAACTAGAATAGTAATTCCTAAAGAAGAAACAGATGCCGTTCAAGAGCCAAGCGCAGAGAAAGTGGATGTGGATGAACCTACCGAAGATGGCCCGACGCTGGTCGAGGGAACATCCGAACCAGAACTTACAGAAATTACCAAAGAAGTTAAGGAAAAAGAAGTAATTACGCAACCCGTACAACCTGAACTACCTGAAAATATAGGTAAACTTGTAGATTTTATGAGAGAAACAGGTGGCACTATGCAGGATTACATAAGACTAAGTACCAATTACGAAGATGTTGATAGAGACATCCTAGTAAAAGAATATTATAAAAACACTAAATCCCATTTAACCGCAGAGGAAATCAATTTTATGATTGAAGACAACTTTGCATTTGATGAGGATATAGATGAGGAGCGAGATATCCGAAGAAAAAAACTCGCATATAAAGAAGAGGTTGCAAAAGCCCGTACATTTTTAGAGGATACAAAGAATAAGTATTATGATGACATCAAGTTGAAGTCACCAGCTTTATCAGAGGACCAAAAAGATGCGTCGGACTTTTTTAATCGATATAAAGAGGATCAGGACAGAAATGCAGCCAACCACGAAAAGTTTAAAGCCAACACTAATCAATTATTTAATAAAGAATTCGAAGGTTTCGATTTTACATTAGGTGATAGAGAATTTAGATATGGGGTACAAAACCCTTCGCAGGTAGCAGAAAATCAATCAGACTTTAATAATTTTTTAGGGAAGTTCCTTGGGGAAGATGGCACGATTGAAGATACTAAAGGGTATCACAAAGCATTGTATGCAGGTGCAAACGCAGATAAAATGGCGAATCACTTTTACGAACAAGGTAAAGCAGATGCTATTAGAGATGTTGTAAACAAATCTAATAATACATCGTCAGGAGCTAGAAAAGCAGCACCTGTTGACAGCGCAAGGTTTGGAGCATACAAGATTAAATCAGTTTCTGGAGCGGACT